CAGAGGCAGTTTCAACCGAAACCAAAACAGAAATAGAGGAAATTGTGGAAAACACAACAACCGATACACCTGTTGCGACCGAGGTAGTAGAAACCCCAGCGGTTGAAGCTTCTCGCCCAACAGTAACCGCAGCGGTGTACACAACACCACGCGTTGCACCAATGTCGTCTGCACAATATCTTGAGAACACAATCAAGGCAGCTATGGGTAACGACGAGTCACGTCAACTTATCCTTGCAGCAGATTCAAGCACTTCAACAAACACAGGCTTAACATTGCCTTTGCACATGCAAGAATTTATCACTTCAACAATTTCAGATCGTCCAGCAATTGACGCGATCAGCCGTGGCAGCGTCCCTGCAAGCGGACTTAGCTTTACAGTTCCAAAATTGACAGTTGCACCTGAGGTTAACGAAGTTAACGAAGGCGCAGCAATGACAAACGTTGAAATGGAATCAGGTTACCTAACTGCTTCAATTGTTAAGTTAGCCGCAAAAAATGAAGTTACTTGGGAACTCATTGACCGCAGCTCGCCTGAATTTTACAACGAGCTTGTCCGTGAGTTAAATAATGCTTACGCAAAGAAATCTGACAAGTTAGTTTTACAAACAATTGTTGCAGATGGAACAGCAGCAACAGCAACAACAGCTGACGCAGACGGACTACAATCTTTCCTTGCAACAGAGGCAGCAGCAGCAAAGAAATCAACAGGTAAGTTTGCTCGCAACCTTATTGCTTCAACAGATGTATGGGCTGCAATTATGGGCATGCAAGATTCAACAAAGCGTGCGCTTTACACAGCTTCAAATCCTCAAAACAACTCAGGTAACGTTTCAGGTCAATCTTTGACTGGAACAGTTCTTGGGTCAAACCTTTACGTTGACGAGAACGTTTTGGCTTCAGGATTTGTTGATGATTCTTGCTTCTTGGTAGTACCTGAAGCAATCACATTTTACGAGTCACCTGTTACAAAACTACAGGTTCAACTTGCTGATAATGGCAAAATCTCAATCCAAATTTACGGATATGCAAGCGTGCTAACAAAGCAAGCCGGCGGAATCCGCAAGTTTAACAAGTCTTAATTTAGACTGTTATTAAATGTGAGGGGGCTTTGGAAGCCTTAGCCCCCTTGCTCTAAGAAAGGGAATCAATGGCAGCCACATTTTGTACTGAAGCGGAACTCCGAGCTAATTTACAGCTAGGTACTCTTTATACTTCAGCGACCGTTGAGGAAGTCTGCCAAGCTGCTCAAAATATTATTACTGATTATCTATGGAAAAACCAAGCGTTTAATTCTGCTCACTCTCATATTGTTGGTTACGGCACTTTATATTTTGATACACCCCACGATTTTTTTGTGGGTCAGACAGTCAGCATAAGTGGTAACGGCGCGACTTTTAACGGTTCTAAAACAATTACCGACGTAGATACATATTCAATTACTTTTGTAACTTCACACTCAACTATTGAGCCAATTCACCCAACAAGTCCTTTCGGTACAGTTGCGGCTACTGATTACGTTACCTATTCAACCGTTCCTGAAGTTAAATTAGCGACTTTAATGGTTGCAACTGAAATATGGCAAGCAAAACAGGCTGCTAACGGCGGCGCGTTAGACCCTAATTTTCAACCTTCTCCTTTCAAAATGGGTTCAACTCTTATAGCAAAAGTACGAGGCTTACTTGCGAACCACTTAGCCCCTAATGGACTAATAGGCTAATGACAGTTGCCGTTACAACTCTCAGAGCTTCCATTAAAAGCGCGCTAAGTAACGCGGGGGTGTGGGACACGTTCTCTTATGTGCCTGCCACACCTACCGCCAACAGCGTTGTACTCAGGTATGCAGACCCAATGCTTGAGCCAAGCAACAATCAATACAATGTTGGGGCAAAAGCAAACTTTACAATAACTTGCATAGTCCCAATGCTGGACAATCAAGCTTCATTGATTGCGTTAGAGGAAATGGTTTGCGCGGTGTTTTTAAAACTAAGCGCGTCAAGCATTAAATTTAATGTTGAAAGCGTATCTGCACCCTCAGTATTGCAGGAAGCTCAAGAGATGATGGTCAGCACAATCAACATAAGCACACTAACAACTTGGAGTTAAACACATGACACTTACAGACGAGGACATTGCCTTTCTTAAAAAGATCGGTCAAGTAGCACCGCAAGACAAGCCAAAACCAACAATCACCAAGAAAGACGAGGAATAACTAAATGGCAACTTTTTTAAATAACAAAGTTGGATTTAAAGTTAACTCAGTTAACCTATCCGACCACGTTACAGCCTTCACCCTAAATAGAGTTCTAGATCAGATAGAAATTTCTGCAATGGGTGACACAGCTCACAAATTCACAACTGGATTAGCAGCTGACACAATCACCGTATCATTTTTAAATGATGATCTTGCTTCAGGTGCAGGTTCAGTAAGAGCCACACTTCAAGCCGCTTTTGGAACAACAGTTGCGTTCCAAGCAATTCAAGATACTGCCAGCGCGGTTTCAGGAACAAACCCACTTTATTCAGGTACACTTCTTGTTGACAACTTAACCGATATCAATGGTGCGGTTGCTGACATTGGTACTATGGATATTACCTTTACTTGCAACAGCAAGACAGCATACGCAACAACTGGTACTTGGTCATAACAAAGGACTGAAATGATTAAACTTAAAATAACCAAGGCTTCAGGTGACGTTTCCGAATACGAAATTACACCCGTTATTGAGTTTGCGTTTGAAACTCATTTTAAAAGTGGTTTTCATAAATACTTTAGAGATGAGGAAAAACAAAGCGCGGTTTATTGGTTGGCTTGGGAAGCTGAAAGGCGCAATGGCGTAACTGTTGTGCCTTTTGGCGATAAGTATTTAGAGCAACTTGCAAAAGTTGAGATTCTAGACGCCAACGACCCAAATGGATAACGCGGGATTCCTTTCACTACCTTGTTGCTAGGTTAGCAATTACAACAGGACTTCCGCACCAAACTTTTATTGATATGGACAGGGATTTGTTAAGGGCGACCTTAGCGGTTCTCAAAGACGACGCAAAGGCTAGGGAAAATGCCAGCAGAGGTAAAAGGTTTAATTGAGTTTAAAAAAGCTCTTAAAGACTATGCCCCTGAACTTGGCGTGCAATTAGACGATCAAATGGAACTTGCCTTGGGTGGAGTAGTAAAAAAGGCACAAAGCTATGTGCCAAACGACTCACCTTTAAGTAACTGGAGTTACAGAAAACGCTCTGAAAAAAACGCAGAGGGATTAAGAAAGTTTCCTTTATTTAATTCTGCAACAATTATTAGAAAAATAAAATATAGCAGCACGCCACGCAAAGCTAATAGACGTGGCTTTAAAGCTGTTTACTTCATTATTAACCAATCAGCTCAAGGTGCTATTTACGAAACAGCTGGTAGAAAAAATCCTAGCGGTCAGCCTTGGGTTGGTCGTAAAGGTGACCCACGCAACCATGATATAAGCCACTCAAATAATCCTCAAGCCGGTGCAGATTTTATTCAAGCAATGGGTGAGTTAAAGCAAGGCAATATTGAAAGTTCTACAAAACGCGGTCGCTATATGAAAGGTCGGTTAATCTTTCGGGCTTGGGCTGAGGACGGCGGCAAAGCAAACGCAGCCGCTTTAACTGCTATTTACAATGCTAACGAGCAATTTAAAAAGAAACAATACTTTAAGAAGGTTACCCAATGAGCATAGTAATTGATATTGCCGCGCAGTTTACCGGCAAAAAAGCCTTTACTCAGGCTGAGAACGCAGCCGACAAATTGGCTAGAAACGTTAAACATGCTCTTATCGGTGTGGGTGTTACAGCCTTTGCTAAGTCAGCCATTAGTGCTTTTGCAGCTCAGGAAAAACAATTAGCATTATTTAAGAACTCTTTGCGTAGTATTGGATTTGAGTTTGCTACCTCAGACTCATTAGCATTTTTAAACAGTTTAAAATTGCAATACGGCGTTGCCGACGAACAATTAATTCCTGCGTACGAGAAACTTTTAACAACTACACGCAGTCTTGCAGCTTCCCAAAATCTTACAAACATTGCTTTAGATGTTGCTGCCCGTCAAAACATTAGCGTAACTGAGGCAGCCGACGCATTAAGCAAGGCTTACTTAGGCAACACACGAAGCTTGGGCGCACTAGGTTTAGGCATTAGCAAAACAACCCTTGCTTCAGGCGACTTTGCCAAGATTCTTAAAGAAGTTACCCTTGTTACAAAAGGCGCAGCTTCAGCCGCCGCTAATACTTTTGCCGGCAAACTAGCGAAGTTAAAGGTAGCAGCCGACTCAGCCAAGGAAAGCATTGGCGCAGGGCTTGTTGAAGCCATTATGCGTATTAGCGGTGCAACAGATATTGACCAACTACAAACTAAGATTATTAATTTTGGTGAGTCTGCCTCTAAAGCTTTAGTCACAATAGGCGACGCAATAAGGGAAAACATTGTTTTAATTAAATCCTTTGCTGCACTTTTAATTGCTGCCTTTACAATCAATAAGATTGCTGCCTTTATTGTTTCTTTAGAGGCAATTGTTAAAACAGTTAAGACCCTTAGAAATGCTTTGTTAGCAGCTGCGGTTGCTAGAAACTTCCTCTTTAATCCTCTAGGCGCAGCCGCTTTAACCGCTGGCATGTTTGCAGCAATTGGTTTATTGATTAAAGGCGTGGACGCAATTGGCGCGTCTGCTGATAAAGCTACAAATAATCTTACTAGCATGTTTGCTGCCGGTGGTTCAATGGCTGGGGGCGATCAAGGCGGTGCGGCTAAATTCGCCGAGGGTGCAGCTGCTAGAGCTGCCAAGGAAGCCAAGGCTGCCGCACTTGCCCAATTAAAAGCTACAAATGCTCAAACAAAGGCACTTAAAGATCAAGCTAAACTTAAGAAAGCCCAAACGCTTT